TACCAGAATAAGTTTCTTATTGATTAGGAGTAGAAAATGGCAGACAAGAAGGTAAGCGCATTAACGGCCATCACAGATATGTCATCTGATGACTTGATGTTGGTTGTTAATGATCCTTCTGGCTCACCGGCCAGTAGGAAGATAACACACGCAAACTTCTTTGCGAATGTGCATACGGTTTCGGATTTCACATCGAATGTTACTATCAGTAGCACTAAGTTGACCGTGTCTGCTAATACTACTCTCAATGGAAAGCTAGTAAACGGTAGTAATACTATTATTGGAAGCAATGGTAAAATCCATGCTAACAATGCTATAACGAATGGTACTATTACTCCAGCAATGTTATCTGGTTCAGCTACTGGTGTTGCTAACTCGTACTTGACAGCAAACTATGTTGCTAATACTGAGTATCAGAGTCGGCAATCCGTAGTAGATACTGCTCTTGTAGGTAAAGCTGATAAGACTAGTGTATCTACACAGGTGTTTCAATCCAATGTTGTTATAGATTCTGCAAATAGTAGTGTAATAACAAGTGGTGTTCATATTTCTAATGGTAGTATCTCAATGTATACTGCTAAAGGTGTGCCATCATATGTTGATCTGTACTGCGAAACAAATAATGCACACAGAGTGAGACTGCAAGCACCAGCACATGCATACTACACTGGTAACATTGTTACAACTCTACCAACTAAGTCTGGTAATGTTGCAACGACTAACAGTGAAACATTTACTGGAACTACATCAGCAGAAAACTTGACGGTGAATGGCGTATTCAAAATCGCAACTAAGACTGCTGATTTCTCAACATCGAATGCTGCAACTGAAAGTGTAACAGCAGGGTCCATTTACTATAGTAATACATATTTGTATGTTGTTACTGATAGCAACACAATCAAGAGGATCACGTTGAGTACATATTAATGTTTGAAAATTTGAATGATGAAAATTATATGTTATTTGCAGCAAAATATTATGAAAACGCACACTGTACTGATTTACTAGAATTTCATGATGACTTGAAAAGAATAAGATATATTAAAAGACTTTTTAAGAAGTATGAACAAACAGGTGAACTGAAGGATAGACTTATATTCAATCATCTGATCGTTTTATATAATGTATTTGAACATAGAGCATCGACTAGAATGCTCTGCTTCAAGTTGCACGATCAGCTTCAGTATCTAAAACCTTTTCTGATGTTCTTGAATTATTGGAGAACAGATATTGGTTTGGTAGATAATAAGAAAATTATAGACACAGACATATCCCTTGATGAAGGTATTGTCAAACTATTAAGAGATTTAAATGGCCAGTAAGTTTGGGGACCTATTATTAGCGTACAATTTTATCAAGAGGTTGATTACACCTTTTGATGAAACTGATGCGTTTAAACTAGGTATTATCGATGAGCGGGGTAAGAAGATCAAAGACCCTAAGACGAAAGAAGAGGAACTATCATTCTCTACTTTCAACAAACTTATCTTCAATATCAAAAAGATCATCGAAAGACTTCCCGGCGGTAAATCAAAACTTGCATCATATGGTGCTGCGCTATTCTTGATTAAAGAACATGCAAACCCCAAAGAAGAATACACAGACGAAGAAATCATGCAAGCGTTGGAGGAGAATATGGACTACCTTGCAAAACATGATCCAAAGACATTTAAGAATCTTTTTGAAGATGCGCCAGCAACTTCAACTGCTGGTGTAGCGGGAACTGGTGATGACTCATCTGTAGTTCCTGTAAAAAAGAAGAAGAAGATCGAAAAAGACGGCCGTAAGAAAGAGATGAGACAGTATCTTAAAGCATATCTTGAGCGTAGAGAAAAGCGTCAAGAACTTGTAAAGAGAAACGAGATGCGTAAACGTATGGGGTTGTAAGATGGCACAGTACCGTATTGATTCAAACCAATTTCTAGCTGACGGCACCACCATATATGAAGTTGTGATGCTGGCCGATCAAGATGGTAACATCATCAACTCATTTGGTGCTGCCTCCAACATTATCATATCTGCTGGTGATCTAGCAGGATATGCTGGTGTTGTTAAGTTTGGTGCAGTATATGGTACGGATTCCGCAAATATGTCTACAATCTGGTCCGCCGCTGATACTACCGCAACAATAGAATATGATTGGACTTGGTCCGCTGGTGTGTTGACAGTTGTATCAAGTCAAGGCGCTGATACTTCAACAATGGTAGTTGAAGGACTGGATGCTTCTTACAACGAAGTATCAGAGACATTTACTCTCACGGGTACATCACCAACAGCCGCAGGATCGCAGACATTTGCAAGAGTACATCGTGCTTATATGACTGGAACTGCAACTAATGTAGGTAAGATTTCAATCAAGCAAGGTACTACAATTGTAGGAGAAATTCCAGCCGACATGGGTCAGTCTCTTACAACAAACTATACAGTGCCAGCAGGAAAGACTGCATATCTGTTAAGTATGCAAGCAGGCGCTAGTAAGAATCAGGTAGCAGATATATTTTTCTTTCAGAGGCCTTTCGGTGGTGCATTCAGAGTTGCTGGAACATTCTCATTGAATCAAACAAACCAAACCGCAGATTTTTCTGTTCCGATCAAACTCACTGAAAAGACTGATGTTGAGATGAAGGTTCGCGGATCATCAAATGCTACAATTAGTGCAGACTACACTCTAGTATTAGTGGATAACCCATCATGATACTAAAAGAAAAAACAATCACTCGTTCAGACTTGGCGCAAATAGAAAAGTATGCTGACAAGCTGTTCGCAAAGGTAGGTATCGATGTCGAGTTTACTCGGCATTTTCTTGATCGTGTAAACGACGAGAGAAATAAAAGACAAATTACAACTGCTGAACTGACTCGTCTTTTCAAGCAAATGTTTAAGAAGCATGGTAAACCGATTGCTAAACTTGGGCCAGACGCAGAAGCAGTAATGAAGGATATGCAAACTGATGTTAACATGCCGTTCGTGTTAAAGTGGGACGGTAAAGAACTTGACTTGGTTGCAAAGACTGTGATGAGAAAGAAGGACTTCAAGACAACTAATAAAACATTCGCTGTCGAAGAAGCGAGAGTTGCTTTGAAGAACGATTTCGATAAGCAAGGAAAGAAAACATTCAAGGAGTTTACAGATGTTAAATTGGATCAAAAACAGAGTATCAGAGAGAACATCTTGGGATGGCGCAGCACTCATCGCACTTGGGTTTCTCGTTCTGTTCATGGCCCCTCTCGCTAAGATAGCTGCTGGCGCTGCAATCATCTATGGTGCATGGACTATTTGGAAGTCTGATTAATGAATATGAGTCAAACCACCGTTGTTGTAGATCAAGAACCAGAAGAATATCCAGAAGCGGATATTGTTATTGAGGATGGTGCGTTTGACGGTTTTGCTGGTAAGACAATAAACATCACTGAGAACACAGAGTCTATGGGTGATGTACAAGCAGGGATTGAATTCATTTACCACATGCGTGAACACTTGGTAGATGTGGGTGTTGCTACAGTATACTTGATATCAGTCTATGCATTGGTTCTATGGATTAAAAAGAAACTGTCATGATTAAGCTGTATGGAATAATTCTTTTGGTTGCGATATTAGGTGGTGTCGGATATGGTGTGAAATACTATTACGACACTACGCAAGCTACTATCGCTACCCTACGAGAGAATAATGCACAACTTGAAGTTGCTGTAAATACTGCTAATGAAAGTCTCAATGTTATGAAAGCAGATATCGAAAAGATGTCTGAATTGAATAGCAAACTGCAAAATGATTTACAAGAAGCAGAAGAGTATGGAGACGATCTAAGAAATAAACTTAGAGAAATGGACTTGGTTGCAGATGCTATCAGGGATTCAGAAGATTTGGAAGGGAGAATGAACGGTGCTACAGCGAACATATGGCGCGACATTGAACGTGATACTGGCGGGGATGGTGGTAAGCCTCTTCCTAGTTGGTTGCGGATTCCGTCCGCCGGAGCCGGAGATCAAGGTAGTAACGAAGGTGGAGAAGACGGTAGTTCCAGTAGTGGAACGTCCGAAGCCGGTCAATCTAATTGACACTAGAATATACGTCGTAAACAAAGATAACTTTGAATCGTTTAGAGAAGAATTTATAGCATTGAATGGTGATCTAGCATTTGTTGCTCTAAGCATTCGTGATTATGAAAACCTCGCATTGAACGTCGCAGAACTAAGACGTTACATAAATCAACAAACTAAAATCATCCTTTATTATGAAAAAGCCGTGACTGATGATGACGGAGAACAGGATGAGTCTTCAAGTAGCACAAAGAATGGCCCAAGCGAGTAACATCGCATACAAAGATAATGAAAGGATGGATTGGATACGATTAGGATATGGTTCATCAAAATTCATTGACATTGACGGCGCACAGTGTTATGGGGTATGGAATCATGAGGAGTTTGTCTTGTGCTTCAGAGGAACAGAGCCTTCAGAGATTGGTGATATCCTTGCTGATTTAAATGCTATCCCTAAAGGTGCAATGACACACGGTTTAGTACACTCAGGATTCATGGGAGAACTAGACAAGGTATGGGATGATATTTTAGAACTTCAGAAAGAACATGAAGGAAAAGATTTCTATATCACAGGACATTCGCTTGGTGCTGCAATGGCCACAATAGCGACTTCAAGATTTGAAGAGTTCACACAGGTTAAAGGACTTTATACTTTTGGTTCACCTAGAGCGGGAACACGGAAGTTTATCAAAAACATCGTAACACCACATTATCGTTTTGTAAACAATAATGACATTGTAACATCTGTACCAATGTGGGTTATGTTTTACCGTCATCATGGAGACTTGACATATATTAACCATTATGGTAATATACGCAAAATGACTTTATGGCAGCGAGTGAAAGATAAGCTGAGAGGACGTTGGAGAGCATTACAAAAACGCCAACCTTTTGATGGTGCATACGATCATTCTATGGGCCACTATGTTAAATACGTTCTTAAAAACTTTGAAGAAGATAAATAAATGTTAGAATTGATCGACAGACTTTTGAGCGATACGTTATGGATTTACACAGCGATACTAGGTTCCCTTTTTGGTGCAGCATTTCTTGCTTACTTTAAAGACACTCATGCTGGAATCTGGTGTTACGGAAAGTTTGATCGGTTTCTAGACTACCTCGTTGAGAGGTGGGGCTGGACTTGGTTTAGACAACCAGAAGATGCATGGAGAAAGAAGTATCCCCATGTCACAAAGAAGATAGACGAATTGGAACAACGCATTGCGAATCTAGAGAAGTAAGATGGAAGATCAGGTACTTTTTGATTACATAAACGACCTTAGAAAAGAGTCAAAGCAGGAGCATGAATTGCTGCATAAGAGAGTATCCGATATGAAGGATGAACTTCTATTGGAGATGAAAGAGATTCGTAAAGAACAAGCGGCCGTGAATAAACGCATGGACGAAAGAGTCACTAAGCTAGAAAAGTGGAAGTGGTCAATGGTTGGCGGCGCTATTGTTCTTGGTTTTGTTTTATCTGGCGGTATCGAAAGAATCGGCAATCTTTTGTCTTGACATCGTAAGACTTTTCCCATATAATCATCTACATTATGAGCAACTATATTGATCTAAAATACCTGAACATCTTGTCAGGTCAACTTTCGCAGTTCAAGCGAAAGGATAATAACCTATTCAACTTTCGCTGTCCCTTCTGTGGGGATAGCGATACGAACAAACTCAAAGCAAGAGGCTATGTGTTTCTTGTTGAGGGTGCGTATTTGTACAAGTGTCATAACTGTGGTATCAGCACAAACATCGACAAACTGATAGCACATGTGAATGTGCAGCTACACAAAGAATATCGCACAGAGCGGTTCGTAAACCCGGCTAGGAAGCCCGTGGAACGCAACAAGGGTAAAACTGGAGTACAGTTCACGAGTAGAAAATATCACACAAATACGCCCTTAAAAACGCTTAAGAAGATATCACAGTTGGATCACGATCATCCAGCTAAACTGTATGTAGAAAGACGGAAGATACCCAAGGAGCGTCATCGCAAATTGTTCTTTGCACCCAAGTTCTCTAAGTGGGTTAATAGTATCATACCAAATAAGCTGAACCAGAAGTATGATGAACCTAGACTTGTCATTCCATTCTTTGATGAATCAGAAAGACTGATAGGATTCCAAGGACGCGCATTTGGTAAAAGTGCAATCAAGTACATCACCATTATGCTAGATGATGATGCGATTAAGGTGTATGGCCTAGATGATGTTGTGAAGACAAAACGAGTGTATATCACCGAAGGACCTATCGACAGCATGTTCCTACCAAACAGTCTAGCGATGGCTGGTTCTGATATGAAGTCTATGCATCTACCAGATGTGGTATACATATATGATAATGAACCTAGAAGTAGTGAAATCATCAAGAAGATGGAAAAAAATATTTCTGCTGGTTCCTCTGTATGTGTCTGGCCGAGTTTTTTGAAAGAAAAAGATATTAATGATATGATACTAGCTGGTTATGACGTTTCGGAGATTTTAGGAATTATAAATGATAACACATTTGAAAATCTGAGAGCAAAAGTGAAACTCGCAGAGTGGAGAAAAGTATGAACGTAACTTTGATTGATAGTATGGGAACAGACTTGAGTGTTGTAAATGCAGCACGAGTATCTTTCGCAAAAGAACACAAGGAGTTCAACTCAGATAAAGATGAAAGACTGATTCGGTTTCTTGCTGAACACAACCACTGGAGTCCATTTGGACACGCTTCATTGCAGTTCCATATCAAAGCACCAGTTTTCGTTGCTAGACAACTTGTCAAGCATCAGGTGGGTTTGGTTTGGAACGAGGTCAGTCGTAGATACGTTGATGATGATCCAGAATTTTACATTCCAAAGGAATGGCGTCTGAAAGCAGAGGACAAAAAACAAGGTAGCAGTGAAGAGACTATTGAATATGATATTCAGTCTACCATGATGTACTGTAAAGAGACATACAACAATCTATTGAAAAGTAACATAGCGCCAGAGATGGCCAGAATGGTTCTACCTCAAAATATGATGACAGAGTGGTATTGGAGTGGAACCCTTTTTGCGTTTGCACGAGTATGCAACCTCAGATGTAAAGAGGACACGCAAGCAGAAACAAGGATTATAGCGAATCAAATAAGCGAAGAAGCAAAACAGAAATTTCCAATTTCGTGGAAATATTTAACGGAGATGAACAATGAATAATTTACTACCAACAGAATATCAGTCATTTATACACCTATCAAGATATAGCCGCTGGCAACCAGAGTTGGGTCGTCGTGAAACTTGGGACGAAACTGTTGGTCGGTATTTTAATTTCTTTGAGGAGCAGTTGAGTGAGCAGTGTAACTATGAACTTACTGCTGATGAGCGTAAAGAACTTGAGGAGTCTGTTCTCGCATTGAAGACGATGCCATCAATGCGCTGTTTGATGACTGCTGGTGAAGCACTCAAGCGTGAAAACATCGCTGGATATAATTGTTCATACGTTGCTGTGGATTCACCAAGAGCGTTTGATGAAATCTTATATATACTTATGAACGGAACTGGCGTAGGCTTTTCTGTTGAAAGACAAGATGTGTCCAAGCTACCTATTGTTGCTGATGAGTTTCATCCAACAGAGACAACCATTGTTGTACCAGATAGCAAACTAGGTTGGGCTAAGTCACTAAAGGAACTGATCCATCTTTTGTTTGCGGGTCAAATTCCAAATTGGGACTTGAGTAAGATTCGTCCTGCTGGCGCACCACTCAAAACATTTGGTGGTAGAGCAAGCGGACCAGAGCCACTAGATCAACTATTCCGTTTCGCAGTAAACATTTTTAAGAATGCAGCAGGTCGCAGACTCTCTTCTTTGGAGTGTCATGACTTGGTGTGTAAAGTAGCGGAGATTGTTGTTGTCGGTGGTGTACGTCGTTCAGCACTTATCTCCTTAAGTAATCTTAGCGATGATCGTATGAGAGTCGCTAAATCAGGACAATGGTGGGAAGATCATGCACAAAGAGCCCTCGCAAACAACTCGGCCTGCTACACGGAGAAGCCGGAGATCGGCATCTTTATGGACGAATGGAAATCCCTTTACGACTCCAAGTCTGGAGAACGGGGCATCTTTAACCGTCAGTCAGCCAAGCAACAAGCAAGTCGTAACGGTAGACGAGAACATGAATGGGACTTCGGCACGAACCCATGTTCAGAAATCATCCTAAGAAGTAAGCAGTTCTGTAATCTGTCAGAGGTTGTTATTCGTGAATCGGATAGCATGAAAACTCTAAGAGAGAAAGTAAGAATTGCTACAATTCTTGGTACGTTCCAGTCTACACTGACTAACTTCAAGTATCTGTCAAGTTCGTGGACTAACAACACTAAGGAAGAGCGTCTTCTTGGTGTGTCTCTTACTGGCATCATGGACAATTCACTTACCAATGGTAATGAAGAAGGTCTTGATGAGAGACTTGCTGAACTGAAGCAGATTGCTGTTGACACAAACAAAGAGTGGTCAACCAAACTAGGTATCCCACAGTCAACTGCTATCACTTGCGTCAAGCCTAGCGGTACGGTATCACAACTCGTTGATAGTGCATCTGGTATTCATGCTCGACACAACCCTTACTACATTCGCACTGTTCGTGCTGATAAGAAAGACCCACTTGCTCTCTTTATGAAAGATGTTGGTTTTCCTGTAGAAGATGATGTGATGAAGCCAGAGCATACTTATGTGTTCTCGTTTCCTATGAAAGCACCACAGAATGCTGTAATGCGTACAGACATGGATGCTATTGAGCAGCTAGAACTATGGTTGGCCTATCAGAAGCATTGGTGTGAGCATAAGCCATCCGTGACTATCTCTGTAAAAGAGCATGAGTGGATGGAAGTCGGTGCTTGGGTATATGAGCATTTTGATTGGATGAGCGGTGTATCGTTCCTACCTTTCTCAGAGCATGTGTACAAGCAAGCACCATATCAGGATATTGATCCAGCGACATATGAAGCTGAACTAGAAAAAATGCCTAAGAATGTGGATTGGACGATTCTATCACAGTATGAAGAATCTGACATGACAGAGGGCGCACAGGAACTTGCTTGCGTAGCAGGTCATTGCGAAATCTAAGCCCTTGCATAAAAATTTGTACCCTAGACAGAGATAGAATTTGTCTAGGGTGTTTTCGTACACAAGAAGAAATCCGTGATTGGATCATCATAGTAGATGATGACAAGAAGAAAATTATGGAAGAATGCATAACACGAAAGACAGAATATGAGAAAAATCTCTCACACAGTGCTACAACGAGGACACATTATCAAGTCCAAGTCGGGCGAAAAAGAATGGGTGGTAGTAGAAACAAGCGCGGATGAAGTCCTACTTGCAGCTATATCATCTTATAAAAAACTATCAACAGACGACGCATCAGAGTGGAATCTTTTAGAAGGAGAAGATTTACACCATCTATAATGTCAATTTTTTGAATCGCTAAATACTCACGATTCTTCACCAATGAAAGGCTTTAATAGATGGACGATATAGATGAAACAATCTATGAATTAGAATGTGATTCTTGCGGCGCAACATACGAGATTGTCGTAGATGAAAATGAAAAGAACGAACCAGTTTACTGTCCGTTCTGTGGCGCAGACATTGATATCGAACCAGAAGCCGATGAAGATGACTTATACATACATGATATAGACGATGAGTATGATGAGTTAGATTTTGACGATTATAGAGACTGATTACGAAAACCCTTGGACATTTAACGGTATCCCCTTTAACACAGACGACATACAAAAGTATGTAGGATTTGTATATGTCATTATTCAACACGATAGCGGTCGACGGTATATCGGCCGAAAGTATTTCCACACATTACGCAAAACGCGAGGCAAGACGAAACGCATTCGCAAGGAATCCGATTGGAAAAGCTACTATGGTAGCAGCAGAGACTTGCAGGCTGCTGTTGAAGCCACAGGGAAGGAAAACTTCCAAAGGATAATTTTGTCTTTACATACGACCAAGGGTGATGTAAACTATGAGGAAGTCAAGCAGCAGTTTCAAAATAATGTTTTAGAAGACACTATATATTATAATGACAACATTAATGGTAAGTGGTATCGCAAAGCGGATCACATAATTGAAGGAAGAACATACAATGAAGATTTCAGACTTTGAGAAAGTAAGAAAGTTCGGATACCATCCAGACGATACTAGTACAATGGAAGCGCGGTTTAGAGAACTAGCTTGGCTAGGTCCAATGATCGCAGATACAGGATGGAATTTAGAATTCGGTGTTCATACTGGATCAACAATCAATTGCATCGCTACAGTCAGACCTGATATCAAGTTTGCAGGATTTGATTCCTTTGAGGGCCTACCAGAAGAATGGGACATGGGCCAAAAGACTGTGAGCAAAGAAGCGTTTGATCGAAAAGGCGTCATGCCAGAAGTTCCTGACAACGTAGTTCTTATTAAAGGATTCTTTGACACTTCACTTCCAGAATGGTTGAAAGAGAATGCGGAGCATGGTTATGAGCGACCCGACCCACAAAATCAAAACATATCATACCTACACATTGATAGCGATATCTATTCTTCTGCTGTCACAATTTTCGATCACTTAAACGACTATATCAAGCCCGGCTGCATCATTCGTTTTGATGAACTGTCTTGTTGGCGTCATGTATTCAATGAAGCATCATCCGAAAAGCAAGAACTAAGAAGAGTGTTCTATACAACATGGCCAGATCATGAGTGGAAAGCTATGCACGAGTGGATGGCGAAGCATGGAAGAAAAGTAGCACCACTAAGTCGTACTTGGTTTCAATCAGGGACGGTGATCGTAACACAATGATTGTATCACACGAACATAAATTTATATTTGTGAAAACACGAAAGACTGCTGGATCAACTTTTGAGAAGTTGGTGCGGCCATATCTTGGGCCAGATGATATTTGTACAGGTTCAACTAGGGATGATACTCCCGCATTGAATATTAATCCCGATACAAATGGACATCTTCCTCTGACAGAGATTAGAGCCAGATACTTCCCAAAAGGTATAGATATCGCTGGATACGATATTATCTCCATCGAAAGAAATCCATATGACAAAGTTGTAAGTAGTTACTACTGGCATCAGCATATCAAACCTGATCAGTTTGGAAAAATGGACTTTGAACTGTACATGAGAACATGTAATCTTCTACCTTCAGATTGGGGTCTATACACTCTAGGTGGTCTTATACCCCCCAAACTTAAAATGTTTCATTATGAGTCTATGGACGAATTGTACCTTTGGTTAAAAAAATCTCGTAGTGTGCATATTGTGCTTGACAAAGTGGGCCAAACTAGGTTAAAGTCAGGTATTAGAAAAGTGCAAGATTATAAGGAACTGCACACAGGTATTACTAAGAGAGTTGTTGATACCGTGTTTGCAAAAGAGTTGAAGGAGTTTAGCTATGAGTTCTGATCCTATTAAGCTGTTCATCGGTACGTCGTCAAACGGTGAAGATGCTAAGATTGAAATGGCGTATGAACATTCTCTACGGAAAAACACTGATAGAGAAATTGAAATCGAATGGATGCGTCAGACAACTGATCCTGATTCATACTGGCACGGATGGGCCGACAAGAACTGGTCAACTCCCTTCAGTGGATATCGCTGGGGTATTCCAGAGCGATGTGGTTTCAAGGGTCGTGCTATCTACACAGATGTCGATATGATTAATCTGAAAGATATTGGTGAACTGTTTGATACACCAATCGCTGATGATAAGTGGATGCTTGCACGAGACGGTAAGCGGTTTGGTGGTAAAGAGTTCTGCGTAATCCTTTTTGATAATGCTAAGTTTGGTAATGATGCTATGCCTCTTGTCAACAAATGGAGACATGTTGATACAGCACATCATCAGTTTATTCAATTGTTCATTCAGCAGAATCTTGTTGGTGATCTTGATCCCCGCTGGAATAGTCATGACGGTGACACAAATGAAATCTGGCATCTGCACTACACACACATGCCCACTCAGCCATGGCAGCCAGCATGGTTTACAGGAGAGGTGCAAGAGCATCCGCGTCCTGATCTAGTAGAATTGTTTCATCAAACATATGCAGAAGCAGAAGCTGCTGGATATAACATCGAAGACTATGCAGTCAATCGTGGAGTGAATTATGGAATTATTGGGAAATGAGTAACCTGTATGGAGAAGTCCCAACTTGGCCGATTGTATTCGCTGCTTGTGATCACACTTACTTTAAGGAACATGCACCCTCATTCATTTACTCTTGTAACGATGTAGGTAAAGATGTTCATGTTCATGTAGTAGGAGCAGATCAAGAAACCTTTAACATTGCAAATATCCTAAACACGGATACAGATGTCAAGACTACATTCTCATATTCAGATGATGAAAATATGGGACGTGGACAACGCACATACTATGCTTGTTTACGGTTTCTTGTCATGCCTATCCTTCTTCCATATGCGAAGAAAATCATGACACTTGATATTGACTGTATGGTAATGAAAGACTTTGAATGGCCAGAACAAGCAGCAGGATACTTTCCTCGCAAACCACTAGAAGGTACAAACGAGTGGGAGAACAGAGGTACACGAGTAGCTGCCGGTGCTGTTTATATGGATGAGAGAGCAATGTCTCTTGCAGATGCAATATCTAAGCGCATTCAACAAGGACCCTGGCAGTGGTTCCTTGATCAGATTGCTCTATCAGAATGTTTCGATGCAGTAGCAGATGCAGAGAATCAAATTGCAAAGTTTGATACTCAATTCATGGATTGGGAGTTTGTTGAAGGAACAACTATCTGGACAGGTAAGGGTCCTCGTAAGTATGATAACCCAACTTACGTTGGAAAGAAGAATGAATTTAATCGTTTGGGTGATGCAACCACAAGGTGTTGGACATGAGTAGAAAAGTATTGTTATTGAAGCCCCGACTAGACTTACCTTTCAAAAAGTTTGGACTAGAATTACCTAACACAAGTCTACCAGAGATACGGACCCATTGGGCTATGTGGATGGAGATGCTAGAGAAGCATCATAGAGAGAAGGGCGACAAGGTAGTTGTCGTAGAAGCACAGCGGTTCCAATTTCACAATAGTCTTGTGGATCAGTATGATCCAGACATTGCTTATATCCCTCATGTTGAAAAACACAACTTTGGCGGTGATGATAGATGTCGTTACTTCATGCAGACTGTTGTTCCATGGCTCTTCACTGTTGATGATAAGGGCTGGGGTGGTGGAGGCTCTTTTGTTGGTGAAAGCTATGATACTGAGCCTGATGATAACGGACAAACATTTGCTAACTTTCAAGATCGTGTAAAGTTGGGACACAGTAAGTATGAACAGCCTAATGATGATTCATTCTTCTGTGGTGAAGAGTTTATCTTCTGTCCATTGCAAATTCCTCATGATGAAACTATTCTATGGCACAGCAAAGTCAAGATGGAAGAAGTTGTGCAGAATCTGTGTGAATGGTCAGATGATACTGGTCATGTGGTTGTCTTCAAAAGTCATCCAATGAATCAGAAGAGCATGGAAGATATGCGTAGGATCGCAACAGGCCGTGATAAGGTGATGTGGATTGATCATGCTAATATTCATAACATCATTCCAAAAGCAAAAGCTGTGTATGTTATCAACTCTGGTACAGGTATGGAGTCTATGTGTCATGAAGTACCAGTGGTTCGCTTTGGTGATGCTGAGTACAATGACGCAGTTATCAAAGGCGATATCTACGATTTAGATGAAACTTTAGAAAAAGTTGAAAATATCGATAAAAAAATTATGGTGGATAATTATGCGAAATTTTATAACTGGTTTGTAAATAAAATTTGTTATAACTATCATCATATGGAAGATTTTGAGAAACTTTAAAAAGTCTCAATTCGGTAATATATGTCAGTAAGCCTGACGTAATTATATATACAGGTGCAAGAGAGAAATCTCTTGTGCCTTTTCAAATTTACAAAAAATATTGGAGACTACGATGTCCAGAATTATTTCTGGCCTGAGAGGTTGGGCGCGTCGACCTGTGGATCGTGACGCCCTCAGAGTTTGGGCCAAAACAGAATGGGGTCAGGATGCCGGTTGGGCTATGACTTATTACGAGCAGAAAGGAAGATTCCCCCGCAATGGAAAAGAAATTTAAGCATAAACTTTTTAACTATTTTGAAGAAGTCGGTAAAAGAAGAGCAGCTACACAGTTACGCAATCTTGGGTATGCTGAAGAAGCAAGACGAATCATGGAGAAAAAATAATGAAGATAGTAGCACTAACATTTGTATGGTTGATTTCTTTTGTTGTAGCTACAGTAGCATATGCTGACACAACAATCGAAATGTTAAACAAACGCGCTGATGGCGAGAAGATGGCTTACTCAATCGATGTAGTGTGGATCGATGCAGGAGAGACGGTAACATGGATTCCTACAAGTAAGGGACACAATGTTGAGTTCATCGCATTTCCAGATGGTGCTGATGTTCCCAAAAAGTCAAAGAACGGTAAAGAAGTATCTGTTCAATTTGATACGACAGGCATCTACTATTACTGGTGTACACCACACAAGGGAATGGGTATGATTGGACTTGTCGTCGTTGGTGGTGACACATCAAACAAAGAAGATATTGCTAAAGCAAAAGCAGTGGGTAAATCAAAGAAAAAACTAAAAGCGTTGTTAGCGGAGATTGACTAATGCTATCGAAAATTAAAAAACTTTTTACTCCAATTGATACTCATAAATGGAGAGTTAAACAAGAGGAGGCTTATCTCGCAAAGTCTGTTGATCTTGTTGACTTGGAGCGTCGTCAGCGAAAACTTACTTACGGGCAGAGCAAAATCAGCCTCTTTTAAGGAGAGTTATAATGTGGCCGTACACGGAAGAAGAAAATGACGTTTTGTCATAAAAAAATGCAAAGAGGGCTTGACACAGCCCTCTTTTTTTGTTAGGATGTATCAGTGAGTCGGAGAGAACATATTGGTTGGTTGGCCCACAGTGAAAGTTCCATCTGTTATGGTGTGGGGTTATGTTGTTCTCTCTGACTTCCAACATTGGAGTTTGAGATGAGATTAATTTTAGCAATTGTAATAGTATTCCTTCTAGCAAAAGACGATTGGGAATTATTTAATTTGCTTCACACATGGCTTGTAAAGTTATTGGCTGCGTAGCTCAGTTGGATCAGAGCAACAGTCTTCTAAACTGTAGGTCGCAGGTTCGAGTCCTGCCGCAGTCGCCAATTCTAGAGGAGAATAAAAAGTGTACAACAACAAATTGTTTTTTGGACTTGCAGTACTAGGTGGACTTTTGATTGTTGATCCACTATCTGCTCACGCTGAAACAGTACAAGACGTAAATAAGACAGTCGTAAATCGAGTTCCCTATAATGTGGAAGTCTGCACTAATCATTCAGTAAGTGGTGATAAGACAGGTGACGCATTAGCGGGTGCTATCATTGGTGGAATTATTGGTAATAATGTCACTAAGAATGTAGACAATGGCGGTGCTGTTGGTGCATTGCTTGGTGGTATGCTTGGACACAGCAATTCTAATGCTACTGGTGGTACAAAACGAGTATGTCAAATTGAAACTCGTTATGATGAGGAAGTCATAGAGGTCTACTCTCATTCTATTGTGACATTCTATCACAACGGTAAACAGTATAATCTAAGGTTCCAGAAATAGGAGAAATGGAAATGGCCAATCATGTGTCAACGACGATTGAAATTCGTGAAGGTAATGATGAAGTAAGAAAGTGGTTTGGTGATCTAGTAGATAAGATGACAATACCAGATGAAGAGCGTACAAATTACGAACACTTTAGACCGGTCCATGAGATGTTCGATACTTGGGATGCAACTGAGTCTGATCCAGAAACCTATGGTTGGTATATTGACAACATCGGTGCTAAGTGGTGTCATATTACAGATGCATATGAGGAAAGTATTCACTTTGAATCTGCATGGGGATATCCAGAATATCTTCTTCTACGAATACATAAAGAGGCTCATGCTATTGATCCAGACGTGATCATGACAGGTACATATGATGATGAGATGCCGAACTTCTTTGGTTCTTTAGTCTACGCTGATGGTGATTTGTGGGACGAAGAATATATAGGAGAAGAAGCATACAAGAACTTTGACCTAAAATTTTATTGGGATGAAGAAGAAGAAGGTGCTGAAGAACCAGAAGACTTTGATCCCGATTACGAAAAGATGTATGACATTCAAACCCAAGATATTGAAGATATGATTTCGGGATTGAAGGAGCATCGTGAAGAAAATGCATCCGATTGAACTTACAGAAAAGCGCATAGACAATGTGCTTGAAGTTATGGGTCACTGTGAAGTAGGCTCATGGTCACACAACTATTGGGGTAACGTATTCGCATACCTCATGAGACAACTAAATGGAGAACTAAATGCGACAGACAATGGTAAACGCACTTATCGCTCACGCTAAAGGTGAGATTGAATTGCACAAAGCTAATGTAGAAGTTTACATGAGGAATCCTGCTGGTATCGGCGAACATAATGATATCATGGAAGCAGTCCAATGTGAACTAGACAAGATGGCTGCTGCTAATGATCGTCTAGAAATGCTTGAGACTTATTTCGCGGATTAGTGTAATGACTTATGTTATCTATGGTAGAGAAAACTGCGGCTGGTGTGTACGGGCTAAGAATCTTTTAGATGGCCTTGAAGAGGACTATAGGTATATCGATATCAACGAAAGTGACTTATCAAGAGCATACCTCATTGATAATGGATTCAAAACTGTTCCACAGATTTGGCTTGACACAAAGCATATTGGTGGGTATACTGAGTTAGTATCATTTTTAGATGAAGGAGCATACGGTGACAATTGTTGATAATATGAACGCTGAAGCAGAAGAGCAAGAAGAACTTCTACGACAGAGACTTCAGATAACGACTGGACTTCAAGAAGGCGTGGTCGAAGTTAACTTCCTTAAAAGAGATGGGACCGCTCGTACAATGCGTTGTACTTTGAATGATAAATATCTTCCACCACAGAAAGAAGTTACTGAGGGTACAGCAGATAAATCGAATGATTATATTGCTGTTTGGGATTTAGAGAAAGAGGGTTGGAGATCATTTAGATTCGACTCTGTAACAGGATATACTATTGGAGTAAATCATGAGTAAAATTAATATCATTGATGATACAAAACAAGAAGACGATGAATTTGAAATGGGCCCATCATCAGACGGTACTTACGCTAATGCAAAGGGTGGTACTGAGATGATGAACGAGCAGTTGTATGCTCGTGTCGATAATGATTTGCTTGATCAGTTTCATATCATCAAATCTCGTGTCCGTTATATGGACCCAGATAAACCAAACATTTTGTGGCTTCATGATACATGGGATGATCCAGAGTCTGAGCATCTGTCAAATGATGAGTTGCGTAAGCGGTTTGCAAAGTTGGTGTTTGTATCAAACTATCAGTTTCAAACGTATCATCTCGCACATGGAGTTCCTTTTAACGAGTCTTTCGTACTCCGCAATGCAATCGATCCTATTCCTTGGAAAGAGAAAAGCAAAGATCAAATTCGTCTGATCTATCACACAACACCACATCGTGGTTTGAATATTGCTGTGGCTGCTATTCAAGAACTTGCTAAGATTCATGGTGATAAGATTCACTTTGATGTATTCTCTTCATTCAATGCGTATGGTTGGCCGGATGCAGATAAACCATATCTTGAAATGTTCGATCAAATCCGTGAACATCCAAACATGACTTATCATGGTTATCAACCTAATGATGTGGTTCGTGAAGCATTGCAGGAAGCACACATCTATGCATATCCAAATGTATGGCCTGAGACTTCATGTATCAGTGTGATCGAAGCTATGTCTGCTGGTTGTCAAGTCGTATGTCCTAACTATGCTGCACTACCAGAGACAACAGGAAATTTTGCTACAATGTATCAGTGGAGTGAAGACCTCAATAAACATGCAAACATCTTTGCTAATATGCTTCATGCAGCTATTGAGAATCATAACACAGATGATATGCAACGCAAGATGATGTTCCAAAAGAACTGGACTGACAACTTCTTTAATTGGGATTTGCGGGCTGCTGAGTGGACAGGGTTCCTACAGGGACTACAGAAGCAGAATGGCTGAAGAAAGTTATGTGAGTAAGCTAATGAGAGAAGGACACGAAGCATATATGCTACGCCGAATCAGGGAAGAGCAAGACGCCACGATTCGGCGTCTTGCATCTGATTCTCTTGATGAAAACGGGGAATCCCTCCAATCAATCAGAGATGATATCTTTCAAACCCTTGAAAGAATTGAGAAAAAAATCGACAAAATTAGTGAAAAAAGCCCTTGACTTAATCTCTAATTCTGCTATTATCTACAAGTAACAAGAGAGGTGATTCGCAATGTTGACTGCTTTGAAAATCGTGATCGGTACTACAGCTACTATGATCGTTATCGCACTTCCTATTTTACTTGTTTGGTAAGGAGATACCAATGACTCCAGAAGAAAAGACTTTCATGGAAGAACTGTGGATGTGTGATGTAAGCGGGGGTACGATTATCCCTGACATCGGTATTGTCGAGGATGTACGAACCACTGCTGGTATTGACTTGATGGTCACTGTAGTAGGGTTCGATGGTACTCGCAAACTCTTTGCTGGTAGTCAGTTATTTGAGATGTGTCC